GAAAGCCGGAACTTATCAGGACCAGTTCAAATATGTCATCGACACATTGGCTCAGATCATGGAGAACCGCGACAATGTACACGAGCAGTATGTTGAAGACGGTTCACGGCCTACAATTACACATACAAACAAAGCTAAGGAAACCAACATTGTTAAGAATCCGATGCTCGTCATGGAGCTGGATCTGAATGCTCAGGCATTGGCATATTGGAGAGACTTAGGATTGACACCGGCAGGACTGCGGAAGCTGAATGCAGAAGTGGTCAAGGATCAGAAGGTCGCCGGAGGCCTTGAAAAACTGCTTGCTGGTTTAGGGGATAGTTGATGGCTGATTATAAGCAGATAGCCATCGAATACGCTGACAGTGTAATCTCCGGCAAAACGATAGCCGGAAGAGACATTATTGCAGCGTGTAAGAGATTTAAGAATGATCTCCAGCGTGAAGACTTAGAACTCCGGATGCATGATCCGACATTAGCAATCGGCATCATGCAGAAGACGCTGGTGCACAAACAAGGCGAGACACTGGACGGTGAACCACTTATGGGTAAGCCGCTGATTCTTGAGCCGTTCCAGGTGTTCATTGTCGTGAACCTGCTTGGATGGTATTACACAGGAACGAACAACCGGCGATTCAAGGAAGCGTTCATCATGCTGGCCAGAAAGAACGGAAAAACGACGCTTATAGCAGGGCTTGCGTGGGCCGTGAGCATTATCCAGCGCCGGTCTGGTTCTGTTGTGTATATCGTGGCGAATGCATTGAAACAGGCTATGCAGGCATTCCAGTTCATTAAGTTTTCCCTGGAATACAAGAACATAGACGGAATGTTTCAAATAAAGGACAACAGCTTCGAGCATTCCATCAAGTATCAGTTCCATGATGAAAACGGGCAGCCGGATGGTTCTATAGAGATTCAGGCTATGCCAGCGAATCCGGAAAGTCAGGACTCATTCAACAGTAACTTCAGCATTGCAGACGAAGTGGCAGCATATAAGAAACCGGCACAGTACAACCGGTTCAAAGAAGCTGGAAAAGCGTACACAAACAAGCTGATCGTTGGTATAACGACAGCAGGCGACAATATGAACTCATTCGGATATGAGCGCATGGAGTACGCGGTGAAAGTAGCACAGGGAATAGTTGATGACGATTCCCTTTTTTCATTTGTGGCCAGAGCTGACCAGGATGAAAAAGGTAACGTTGATTACATGGACCCGATTCAGCATCAGAAAGCGAATCCAGCATATGGGATAACGATCAGGCCGGAAGACATGATGCACGATGCATATCAGGCACAGAACGATCCTCAACAGAGAAAAGACTTCCTGTCTAGGTCTCTGAATGTCTATACGGCAGCGATGAAGGCATGGTTTGACATTGAAGAGTTCCGCGCATCGGATAAGAAGTACAACTGGACGCTGACAGAACTCGCAAAGCTGCCTGTTGCATGGTATGGCGGAGCTGATCTGTCCAGAATGTATGACCTCACAGCAGCAGCGTTGTTTGGTCAATATAACGGAATCGATATAGTTATCACACACGGCTTTTTTCCGGTCACACAGGCGGTTGCAAAGCAGGATGAGGACAACATTCCAATCTTCGGATGGCAGGATGAAGGATGGTTGACCATCTGCAACGGGGCGACGGTGAATCATGATGATGTAGTCGCCTGGTTTGTGAAAATGAGGTCTTTAGGCTTCAAAATCACGCAGGTAGGACATGATCGGAAGTTTGCCGGTGATGAATATATTCCTGCCATGAAGAAAGCTGGTTTCAATATCGTTGACCAGCCACAGCTGTTCTATCAGAAGAGCAGAGGCTTCAGACGGATTGAAAAATCAGCAAAAGACGGAACGCTGTATTATCTGCATTCGAGCGCATACGAATATTGTGTTTCAAACGTTAAAGCAATAGAAAAGACAGACGATGCTGTCCAGTACGAAAAGGTCAGCGGCAAGCAAAGAATAGATCTGTTTGATGCTTCTGTCTTTGCATGTATCAGATGTTTAGAAGACGGAGACAAGCAAACTAAGATAGGAGGCTGGTTCGGTTAGTGAATTATGAGAAAGAAAAGAAGACAAAAACGGAATGGCTTTAATGACGTGCCAGTTCCTCAGCCAAAAACAAACAAGACGATCGGGTATGTGCTTGGATCGGCATTTGACGATTTGTGCAGCACTGACTATGTATCACTGGACAAGTGCCCGGAAATCATAGCAGGTGTTCAACGTATAGCAGAGCTGATCGGGTCGATGACCATTCATTTGATGCAGAACACGGATGACGGAGATGTACGCATCAGGAACAGACTGAGTGACACGATTGATATCAGACCGATGCCAAACATGACACGATCTAACTGGATGACGTTCATCATCATGAATCTGCTTCTGTATGGTAAAGGGAACTCTATAGTGCTTCCTCATACGTGGGAAGGCTATCTGCAGTCACTGGAACCGATAGCAAATGACAGAGTTATCTTGATGGCACGGGGGACGTCGCGCAGGCTTTATGACGTGTATATCGATGGCATCAAACGTGATCCAGCAAATCTGATTCATTTGGTGTATAACCCGGACAAGTTCTATCCGTGGAAGGGAACCGGGATTGAAGCACCATTGAAAGATGTAGCGAACACATTAAAGCAGGCAAGAAAAACAGAGAAGGCGTTCATGCAATCCAAGTGGAAGCCGTCACTGATTGTCAAAGTCGATGCGAACATCCAGCAGTTCAACACACCAGAAGGAAGGCAGAAGATCCTCGATGACTATGTCAAAGGTGCAGAAGCAGGGGAGCCGTGGCTGATTCCTGGCGAACAGTTTCAAGTCGAACAGGTCAAGCCGCTCACACTTTCAGATCTGGCTATCAATGAGACTGTCGACTTAGATAAAAAACTGGTGGCTTCGATACTAGGCGTGCCGCCGTATTTGGTCGGCGCTGGAGAGTTTAATCGGCAGGAATGGAATGCATTCATTCAGTCCAAAATCGGACCACTGGCAAAGAACGTGATGCAGGAGTTCACGAACAAGCTCATCATCAACGAAAGATGGTATCTGAAGTTTAATACGCTGAGTTTGATGAACTATGACATCCAGTCTATCTACACAGTATTCGGCGGCCTGCGTACACAGGGAGTAGTTACAGGCAACGAAGTCAGAGATCAGTTAGGTCTCAGTCCGAGAGATGGATTGAACGAGCTGGTCATGCTGGAAAACTACATCCCGGCAGACAGGCTTGGAGATCAGTCAAAGCTGAATGGAGGAAACAGCAATGAATAAGAATAACCAATTCAATATCGGCAGTCGACAGATGCGGACTGTTGGAACAGAATTTACTACACGGGAAGACGGTGAAGACCTTAAGATCGAAGGTTACTTCGCCGTTTTTAATAGCAACTATGAAATGGCACCTGGAATCAGCGAGAGTATCGCTCCGGGTGCTTTTCAGAACTCGCTTGCTAACGATGTCAGAGCTTTGACCAACCATGACACGACACTAGTTCTCGGGCGGACAAAGGCCGGCACACTTGAATTGCGCGAAGACTCAAGAGGCTTATTCGGAAGCATCAAGATCAATCCGAACGATCAGGATGCCATGAATCTGTACGAAAGAGTCAAGCGTGGTGATGTTGACCAGTGCTCGTTCGGGTTCGACATCGTCTCCGAGGACACCGAGTACCGCGAAGACGGGTCCGTGCATTGGACGATCACAGATCTGATTCTCTATGAAGTAAGCTGCTGCACATTCCCGGCATATGAGGAGACAAGCATCTCCGCTCGAAGTGCTCAGGCTGACGAGATCAAAAAGCGTCACAGCCAGGCATGGAAGGAAAGAATGCTGAACAAATTGAAAGGAGAACAGACAGATGCTTAAAGCATTACTGCTTCGTTCCAAGCTCGACAAAAAGAACAAGGAACTGAAGACACTGCTCGCACAGGGGGAAGATCTGCAGAAGAGAGAAGCTGAGCTGGAACAGGCTATCGCTGAGTCTGCAGAAGCGACTGAAGAAGAGCAGAAGGTCGTTGAAGAAGAGGTCGATAAGTTCAACGGTGAAAAGGATGCGTATGACGCAGCCAAAAAGAAACTGGAAGACGAGATCGCTGGTCTTGAAAACGATCTGAAAGAAACAGAAGCCGAGCAGGAGGCTGAACCGGAAGAACCGGAAAAACCTGCAGAAGAAGCTCCGAAACAGGAGAGAAAGGTAGAACACACTATGAACAAGCGTTTTTTCAATATGTCTAATCAGGAACGCGATGCATTCTTCGCACGTGAAGATGTCAAAGAGTTCCTGTCTCAGGTCCGCACAGGTATTCGTGAGAAGCGTGCTCTGTCCAATGTCGGACTGCTCATCCCGGAAGTATTCCTCGGTATTCTCCGTGAGAATGTCGCAGAATATTCCAAACTGTACAAACATGTATTTGTCCGTCCGGTAGCTGGTGAAAGCCGCCAGGTTGTTATGGGCAACGTTCCGGAAGCTGTATGGACTGACTGCTGCGCAAATCTCAACGAGCTGAATCTCACGTTCAACGATGTTGAGCTGAACTGCTGGAAGGTCGGCGGTTACTTTGCTGTCTGCAACGCGAACGTTGAAGACTCCGACATTGACCTCATGGCTGAACTGCTTGTTGCACTTGGTCAGGCTATCGGTCTCGCGCTCGACAAGGCTATCCTTTACGGTACCGGTACACGTATGCCGCTTGGTGTAGTTACTCGTCTGGCTCAGACAGAAGCACCGGCAGACTATCCTGCAACTGCACGGCCGTGGGTTGACCTGCACACAACCAACATTCTCAGCATTGCTGCGACTGTAAAAGATAAGGATCTCATCAGCACCATCGTTAAGGATTTTGGAGCCGCTAAGGGCAAATATTCCAGAGGTGAAAAGGTATGGATCATGAACGAAGCAACATACACCACATTGATGGCGAACACTGTTGCTGTAACTGCAACCGGACAGCTCGTTGCAGGGGTGGCAGATCGTATGCCTGTTGTCGGAGGTATCATCGAGGTTCTGAATTTTATCCCGGACAATGTCATCATCGCCGGATATTTCGATCTCTACACTCTGGCAGAACGCGCTGGAACTAAGTTCGCTACTTCCGAGCATGTACGTTTCCTGCAGGATCAGACAGTCATGAAGGGAACTGCTCGTTACGATGGCAAGCCGGTCATTGCTGAAGGTTTCGTTGCTATCGGCCTGAATGGTGTCACTCCGAATGCAACCATGACATTCGCAGCTGACACTGCAAACTAATCGAGGTCTGATTCATGACAGACGCTGAACTCCTGACCGCTCTGAAGTGGAATCTCAAGATGGTCGATGACTATCTGGATGAAGCTGCGGTCGCCGCAAGGAATGAGCAGCTGATGCTCTACATCAGTTCAGCGAAAGAAGCCATAACACGAGAGGGGGCTGACATATCTGGACAAGATGGTCAGCTCCTGATCGTCTTATATGCTGCATGGTTATATGAGCATCCGAACGCTGAGAAGATGCCAAAAGCGATTCGATGGAATCTGAACAATCTCATCTACGATCAGCATCTGGAGGATTCGGAACTGTGAACGGAATAAAAGACGACGGGATCGTTTTTCTATGCACACTGACGGATGATTCGAATCCTGGTGAAATGGCTCATGAAGTTCTTACGAAAGTGGCACGGCATTGGTTTGAAGAAAGGATCGTTTCCTTTCGGAGACAATACGCAGCCAAAGGCGCGAATGAACAGATTGACATGGTCATCCGGATTCACTATGACAGGCGCGCGCGGATCGGAATGTATGCGGTTCTCGGAAACGGGGACCAGTACAGAATCGATGGCGTGACACTGATTACGGATGGAGAAACCCGTCAGAAGGACACAGAGCTGACGCTCAGCAGATTGGAGAAATTCTATGACCTGGCTGAATCTGAATAAGACCTTGCGATATTTCAAAAATGTGATCGTTGCAGCATGTGATCGAACATGGCACTATGAACGGCCTGCCAATGAAGGTTTCCCGTTTTGTGTCTGGCAGGAGTATACGGAAGAAAATTCACTTCATGCGAACAATCTGAAGAAAGCTCAGCCGGTCACGATCATGCTGGACTACTACACGCAGACAGAATTTGATGAAACGATCGATGCGATTCAGGACGCGCTGAATGCAGCTCCGGGGGTTTCCTTTGAGCTTACAGACATTCAGTTTGAAGAAGAAACGCATGTTATCCATTATTCCTGGAACGTGGAGGTGTTATATGGCAAAGGTAACTGCTGTCGGGTTTGATGAGCTTGCAAAAGAACTCGGAACGATAGCGAATCACGCTGGAGCCATCGCTTCTGCGGCGCTGTATGAAGGCAGTGGCTACATGGCCGATCAGATACGTCATTCAGTTGAACGGCTGGAGACAGACGAGCGCAAGCATGTGACGAATCATGTTCTCGATTACGAAAAAGAGGCACTTCTGAATGGCCTCACTATCGAAAAATTCACAAAAGATACAGCTCGCGGAGTGACACAAACAGCCATCACGTTTCATGGCTATACGAACCACAAAACGAGCACATATCCTACTGGCATTCCCACAATTTTGCTGGCTAGATCCATCAACAAAGGAACGTCTTTCAGACGTGCCAATCGGTTCTTTCCGAATACTGTAAACAGGGCAATGAAAGAAACAGAAGACAGGATGGTCAAAAAAGCAGAAGAGGAAATGCGGAAGGACATCAAATAACGAAGGGAGAAAAACCATATGGCTATTACAGGACTGGTCGGTGTACGCGCTGCAGAGATCGGCGAGAACGGGTTCCAGAATCCGTTTCACGTCGGCGATGCGATGACAGCGAACATCACTATCACGATGGCTGAGGGTTCCCTGTATGCGAACAATCGCAGAAAGGAACATAAGCAGAAATTCGACTCTGGAAGCATTGAGCTTGGTGTGGATGATCTGCTCGATTCAGTTCAGGCTAAGATGTATGGTCACAGTACCAAGAGCATCACGGTCGGAACTGAGACAGTGACAGTCAATGTATCAAACGAAGCAGACAGATGTCCAAGTCTCGGACTTGGTTTCTACCAGACGGTCACGCGGAACGATGTCGACATGTACAGAGTCATCATCCTGCTCCGGACTCAGTTCGCTGAGCCGACAGACAACGCTCAGACAGCCGACAACAACATCGCCATGACCGGCCGGACCACAACCGGAACGATCATGAGCGACGACAATGGCGACTGGAAATATGACGTCACCGTTGCAACAGCTGAAGAAGCTGAAGCGCTGCTGGATGCAGTGCTCGGCGAAATTTAAGCTATAAAAATCAAAAAGGAGAATGAGGAAGATGGAAATACTGAAGGAAAAAGGCACGCCTGTGACTATATTTGGAAACGAATATAGTTTGACAATCTCATTGAAGACGATGGCGAAGATTGAAGAAGCGCTCGGAGATCTTACCAAGCTCATGCTGAACTATAAAACTATCCCAACTATCGTTAGCTTCATGGTAGATGATTATTGCGATCATCATCCTGAAGCGAAGCGAATCAGCGTGGATGAAATCGTTGATGGGTTTGACGTTTCTGATGTTACGTATTTCCAGAAGCTCATTCTCAATATCCTAAACCCGGAGGATGAACCATTAAAAAACGGGTGAAGCCAGCCTGGTACGAGTATCAAGGCTGGTTTTTAGTCGGAACATTAGTTCTAAAACAGCCGGAAGACCGTGTTGAATCATGGTCTCCGGCTTTTATTTCTAAATTACTGGAATATCAGCTCGCTTTTCAATTTCTCGGGGAGAAAGCAATAAAGGCGGAGGATTTGCCAGCAAACAACAAACAACGCGAGAAACGGCCCGCAGGGGCCGAAAAAGGCATGGTGTCGATTGATGACATCATACCGTTATAAACGAAGGGAGACTCCGGATGGCTACAGATGTTAAGGCAGTATTAAAAGTCGAAGGAGAGCAGTCATTTGCCAGTGCATTCAAAAACGCGACTAGCTCAGTCAAGGCGCTTGACACTGCTGTCAAAGCTAACCAAGCAGCCTTCGAAAACACTGGGAACAAGATGCAGTCGTTACAGGAGAAGTCTTCTCTTCTCCGACAGGAAATCGGCGCTCAGGAAAATGTAATTAAACTGGCAAATGAAGAGCTGAAACGGCTTAAAGAAGAGTATGGCGAAGGCTCGACGCAAGTTAATAATTACCAGGCAAAGGTCAACACTGCGACAGCAAAACTGGAACAGATGAAGACTGCATTGGCAGATACTGACAAGGAGATGAACAATCTCGGAAAGAAATTTGAAGAGACAGGTAAGAAGCTGACTACTGTAAGCGATAAAGTATCTGCGCTCGGTTCAAAGATGAAGTGGCTGTCTGCAGGTGCGGCGACAGCGTTCACAGGGATGTTCAAAGCAGCGTCTGATCTGAACGAGAATCTGAACAAGACAGAAGTCGTTTTTGGAGATCTATCGGATGAAGTAACAGCATGGTCAAAAACTACACTTGATTCTTTTGGCATCGCTCAGAGTTCTGCGCTTGAGATGGCATCTTACTTTGGTGACATGGCCACATCTATGGGGCTGACAAATGAACAGGCTGCAGAGATGGGAAAACAGCTTGTCGGCCGTGCTGGAGATATGGCATCGTTTAAGAATGTATCTCTGGATGTTGCACAGAGCGGTCTTGGAGCTATCTTTACAGGACAGGCCGCAAGCCTGAGACGATTTGGAATCGTCATGACAGAAGCAAACCTAGAAGCATACGCACTCGCTAACGGATTCACCAAGCAGTACAAGGAAATGAGCCAGGCGGAACAAGTCATGCTCCGGTATCAGTACGTTATGGAGATGACAAAGAACTCTGCCGGTGACTTTGCCAATACTTCAGACGGAGCAGCGAACAGCGTTCGAGTTGCGAAAGAGTCATTGAAAGAAGCGGCGGCCACTCTTGGAGAGGAAATCATTCCGCTTGTGGTACCGCTGATCCAGAATGTGACAGAACTTATCAAGGGTGTAAATGCACTTGATGATGGAACAAAGAATCTGATTGTTTCCACGGTAGGAGTTGTAGCTATAGCAGCTCCGGTTCTCAAAATTGGAGGATCTATCATTCGTGGGATTGGATGGATTGCTAAAATTGGCTTGCCAGCGCTCACAGGTGCAGCAGGGACAGCCGGAACAGCCGGTGCTGCAGCAGGTACTGCGATTGCCGGTGGAATGAGTGCGGCAGCAGTCGCTACAGGTGGGCTGATCGCATTGATGGGAGCACTTGCCATCGCTGCCGGTGCTGCCATTGCAAAACTTAAGGAAGAAGAACAGATCCGGAAGAATATCGAAGCGAAGTCAGCAAACACAGCGAATCGCAGGTTAATATCTGCGGATCAGGTTCAATACTATAATCCGAGTGATTATGTCGCTTATGGTTATGGCGATTCCACAGAATACTGGCTCCGGAACGGTGCTCAGATGACAACGCAGGGCAGACGCGACTGGCTCGACAGACAGCGCGAGCTGGACAGTGTTGGAGGCACCACAAACAATTACAACTTTGATGTGAATGTCAGTCAGGTCAGCGACCTGCAGGATCTTCTGAACATGGCAGACACAGCGCAGCTCTATAACAGAATGGGGGTGGCTAACTGATGGCTTGGAATCAAGTTGCTGACGGATATTTGACACTAGATCCGAATAAAAAGCACAACATCATCTCATCTGTAACAGTGGTCTGCCGCGCTAATGGATATGCTTCTCAGAGTAGCGTTCCATGGTGGTACATAAAAAGGCAAGGAGTGACAGGTGGAGAGACACAGCATCCGTATTCATCGCGAATCATGACGGATGCCACTCTTACGGAAACTTTTTCGCCTGATATTTTTGGCGGATTGAGCTTTAAGTGGGCGGCTTTGTTCATTTACTATGACGCAGTGGCATCTGGAGTAACTCCGACAGCGTCTCTGAGCGGCTATAAAACTTATAGTAATACGATTGCCACTGCAGCTGTGAACAGTTCTCAAAATGGCGGATATATGCGTCCTGATGTTGAGAACACGTTCACGATATCTGCTAAATATGTCGATAACGTTGATGAACAATTCACCGTTACCAGGGTTGTTTATTATTACAAGAAATCGACAGACAGCGAGTATTCATCTTTGACATTCACTGGGAATACCAGAAATTTAACAGTTACTATTCCGGCCAATACATTCGTTACTGGACAAACTTATAATCAGTATGTCGTAATGACGGTTGATGATGGCCAAGTGGCCACGCAGACACTTGGCGATATATCAACGGTGGACGCTGTACCTTCAGCATCTCCTGTATATCCGATTGATGTGGTTGTGTATGGAACAGCAAATTTTCGCTGGAGATACATCATATCAACAGGAACAGCGCAGAAATCATTTGAGATTCAGCTTTCAAATGATAATGGTGCGACATGGACAACAGCGAAGACTGGCGGTTCTGAGACAGAAACTGAAGTCACATCGGACCATTCCGGAGTAGTTCTTTGGAGAGTCAGGGTATCGAACCAAGATGATGTGGTCTCTGCGTGGAGTGAGAGCGCACAATTTATCAATAATGTGCCGCCGGATGCTCCAACTATCAACTCAATAACAAATACTGGAAGAATCACAGTCAGCTGGTCTTCAGATGACCAGATTGCATACCAGGTTATTGTTGAAGATAACTTAGGCATTAAACATTACGATTCAGGCATTGTTTATGGTGAAGAAACCAATTATTTTGTGAATCAGTATCTGCGAAACGGAAACTATACAGTGAAAGTTGCGATCATCAATTCGTTAGGATTGATGTCTTCGTTTGGAGAGTATAGTTTTGTACAGTCCAATAATGTTGAAGGACCAGATGTTGTGTTCTCTGAAGCTCCACAGGTTGGAGTATACATTGCGATTGCTGATAATCCTTCATTCGTGAAGTATTACATTCTGCGAAACGGGAAACTTATTAAAAAAACAACAGGTTCATTTGTGGACTTGTTTGCAAATGGTGAGATCGAATATACAGTCATCGGAGTAACAGCCGACGATATGGCAGGCTTTACTTCTGAAGTCGTAAGCCGTGTCTGCGATGGGATCTATCTGATTGAAGAAGACGGCACGATTCACGATGCAAGCGAGCGCTGGAATGAACTGAATGAAGTGAAGCGCACAGATGAACCGAGTTATGGTTCACATGATTATCTTGGAGCATCAAGACCGGATCACAATTTTTCAAAACTGGAATACGCGAGGATAAGCGTCGGATTCTGGGATAAAGACAACAGCGCCAGGAATCTGCTCAGAAAAGATGTCTTCTACGCTGATATGTACGGAAATGGCCTGTGGATGGTTGTTTCTGGAATATCGCGAACAGATGCATGGATAGGGAATGATACAGTGCTGGCGCTTGATGCTTCAGAACATTCGGCAGGTGTCACTTATGATCTATGATGCTTTGGTTGAAATATTGAGAAATAGAGTTCCGATCGGAGTTTTGAGAACCGAATCACTTGAAGTTCAATTCGACAGCACAGCGGAAGTAATGAGAGGCTTAAGAATTACGGCTGCCAAAGATCCTGTAATGAATAATCAGATGATATTCAATCAATTCGCTGACAGAATCAGACCGGCACTTATTATTGATGGTCAAAAATATCCACTTGGGGTATATATGATCTACACAAATGAGGAAGTGTTATCTGAACATGGATCGGTTGATAAATACGAAGCGTATGACGAAACCATGATCTTGAAGATGAATAAGTTTGCGAGCAGACAGTTTTACGCTGCAGGAACACAATATCAAAATATCATCGAAACGCTCCTGGTACAGAATGGTCTAAGCAATTATGTGATAAACGATGAAACGAGTTATGCATTGAGTGAAGACAGAGAAGTGAAACCAGGTGTTTCTCATATGGAATTTATCAATGGTCTTCTGGATGAAATGAACTACGAACACATCTATACAGATCTAAGTGGAACCATTCACATTCAAAGGAAAGTTGAGTCCAAGAAGGCTGACATTGTATATTCCGATGAAAGGAACTTTGCGATCGAAGGCAATATTGATTACACAACGGATATCTACGGACTTCCAAATGTTGTTGTTGGATATACATCCAATCCAGACACACACGAGACACTGCGTTCGGAGATGGTGAACGATTCTCCAATGTCGAAGATCTCAACGGTGTCCAGAGGTTACAAAGTCGTTAAGATGCTGCAGTTTAGCGACATAGCGTCTCAGGATGTACTTGATGAGATTGTCAAACAAGAGGCTGTCAATTCAATGCAGGCAACTGAAGCCGTTGCTATTAGAACAGCACCACAGCCAGGGCACGAGTTCAAATCTATGGTCAATCTGAATACAAAACTTCTGAATGGACTGTTTCTTGAAAAAGGATGGACATTGAGCATCAGCACTTCATCGGGATCTATGTCACATGATTTGGAAAGGAAGGTATATGTATGATACTGGCCACTGTAGCTTCTTTGACACAAAATGGAGGCGCTACGTTTCTTATAGATGGCGAGGCGGAGCCGACTACAAAGAAATACACATCTGGATCATTTAACCTGAATGTTGGAGATCGTGTACTTCTGGAAGAAGTTGGTGATTCTTATACGGTCATCAGTAAGCCAGGAACTGTTCTGTCATTCGATTCTCCATACGCAGGAGAGAGAAACAGATATATTCAATTAAAGCCGAATCGATGCTATCTTCTGGTGGAGACGTGCTGGAACATGTATAACGGTGAGAGATACAGTGTCAGTACCGTCAAAGCATCGTTATTTGCTACTGCTGGAGAAAATTCCACGTCTTCTTCTGCTGAACTCGTGGTTAATATCGCAGGTTCCAGCAGCCCTTTTTCAAGAGCTGATAATCATCAGGTTTACTATTCTGCTTCATATGGCGATGCTCATGTGACAGTCATGGAACTATAGGAGGAAAACAATGATTCAAAAATACAAACTGAACATGCTTCCACATGCGGAGAGAACATACCGTGGATATATTCCTCCGAAAGTGAACGTTTCACAGTATGACAAGGGCCTTAGAACCCTTGTTTTTGATTTGTACGATGGAGATCAGGCTTATACGCTGCCAGAGAACGCGACGGCGAAAATCTACGGGAAGAAGCCGGACCAGAATGTTTTCGAATATGACATGACCATCGATGCATCCGGTGAAGTTCCGGCAGTGTCTATTGACCTGCAGGAGCAGATGGCAGTTATCGCAGGAATGGTTGAATGCGAGGTTCGCATTTTCTCCGGATCTCAGACAGCCGGTACGGCAAACTTCCTGATCTGTGTTGAACCGGCACCAGTAGGAGCAGAAGAGGCTTATTCGGAATCTGATATTCCTGAAATTGATAACCTGCTCTATGGTGGCAAAGAAGGCGATGTCTTCACGAAGACAAAGACCGGTGCACGCTGGGCTGAGCCAGGAACCGACTCCGGGCTAATGATGAAATCAGAATATGATCCTGATGATGATGGTTCTGTTCTGAAAGCAGATCATGCTGATGATGCAGACACGGTAAACGGTCACACTGTCGCGCGAGACGTGCTGGCAGATGAATATACCAACAGTCAGATTGATACGGCCGTTCAGGCGGTTTCTGACGCTGTTTCTCAGCTGGACGGAGAAGTTGTCAAGAAAGTGAACAACGTTGCTCCAGTGACCGGAAATGTGGCTCTGACGAAGGCTGACATTGACCTCGGCAATGTAGACAACACGTCGGATGCGAACAAGCCAATCAGCACGGCAACACAGTCAGCGCTGGATCTGAAAGTCGATAAAGAAGCAGGAAAAGGTCTCAGCACCAATGACTTCACGACTGTCGAAAAAGAAAAACTGGCAGGTATCGCTGCCGGTGCAGAAGTGAATGTACAGGCAAACTGGAACGAGTCCGATCAGGCTTCCGATGCGTTCATTCAGAACAAGCCTAGCATTCCGTCAAAAACTTCTGATCTGACAAACGATAGCGGATTCGTGACTGATGCAGCTATGCAGTCTGCACTGGATCAGAAGGTTGATAAGGCGGCCGGTAAGGGACTCAGCACAGAGGACTTCACCAGCGCCGAAAAGGCCAAGCTAGCAGGCATTGAAGCTGGTGCTCAGGTCAATACAGTGCTCGGAGTAAAAGGCGGCGATGAATCGGTTTATCGGACCGGCAATGTCAACATTACAAAAACCAATATTGGTCTCGGTAATGTGGATAATACTTCTGACCTGGACAAGCCGATCAGCACAGCGACACAGGCAGAACTGGATCAGAAACAGGATGCATTGACCTTCGATAACACTCCAACAGCTGGTTCAAACAACCCCGTAACGAGTGACGGAATTGCCTCTGTGGTTTCTACATTAAATAGCAATTTAAGCCAAAAGGCTAATGCATCAGATGTAGCTACTGCACTGGCGAATCAGAAATACTTCTACATTGATTCAGAAGGTTACGGGTGCATTAACTATGACCTGTTTCAGACAGCCTAAAGAAAGGAGATAATATGACTTTAGACAATGATACAAGACGGTTTATTACACACGGTGACGGGCAGAATATTGATGCTGATTTGAAACGCATTGCACGGGCGGTTGAAACGCTTGGGGGAGCAGGACACACACTGTATGCATTTCACATCGACGGGAATGAAAGCTCGCCTTCCAATGCAGTCACATACCTTGATGGATGCGCAGGGTTCACTCCTGCATACATGGACTACACGAACGGGGTGTTTAATTACGGTTCGTGGCGAGATGCGTTCTTCATGCCTAGACCTTGCATGGTCAAATCCGATGGAACGGTTGACTACTATCTGAACGAAAACGATTATTCACTGAAAGAAGACGGAACCGCTTCAGATGTTGCAAACGTTGATTATGACGGTAACGCAATGATGGAGTGGGGCAGAGATGGAAAAAAGATTTGGTACAAGATTGTTGCTGATTCAGGTGATGCCAACAGTGCTACGGTATACATCGCAGATGAACAGCTTGATCCGGACTTTGTTGCGTGGTCATTCGTGAACAATCAGGGCAAGTATGTAGACCACTTCTATACCGCTTGTTTCAACGGTTCGTTAGGAAACGCAACAACAAAGATGCGTTCATTAAGTGGTCAGGCAGTCAGACAGTCATTAACTGGTCAGAATGAAATCATCGCTTGCGAATTGAACAATCCAAGCACTGACAAACTTTGGTACATTGAGACATTCGCAGATAGAATGTTGATCAACCTGCTTCTGATTTTGATGGGTAAGTCGTTAGACACACAGACGGTGTTTGGAAGAGGTCTTGAAAGTGGTTCACAAAGTGTGCTGAATGCATACGTGACGGGTGCGCTGAAGGATAAGGGATTATTCTTCGGATATTCCGATTCCAGCCATGGCGTGAAGGTGTTCGGCATGGAAAACTGGTGGGCGGCACAGTGGCGCAGAACCGCAGGTCTGAACATGAATGAGGGTGTCATTAAATACAAGATGACATATCCGTACAACGAAGCCGGAACGGATTACGAAACGGCAGGTGCAACACCGACAGGTTCATCCGGTGGATATATCAGCAAAATGGCATTCACAAAAGATGCGATGGTAGCCAGTGTAGTATCGGGCAGTTCCAGTACGTACTACTGCGATAGTCAGTGGTGGAATGCTAGCGGTAATAGATGGTCGTTGTATGGGGGCGCCTCGGGCAATGGCGCGACTTGCGGTGCGTTCTCCTGCGGTCTGGACAGCGCTCTTGACTCTGCGTATTGGCTCCGTGGTTGCGCGCTCTCTTTGAAACCACTTGCTCAGTGAAAGGAGAATGATATGAACTGGAAAAAATCAGAATCGGCAGAAAGACCATCTGAATTGGACACAACATCATCTAAAGTGGTGAATTACGTTCGCAAAAACATCGTTGAAAAACAGATTGAATCAGAAGGGCAGACAGCCACGATGTACGATTACGAAGAACTGGCAGTTCCTAAATCTGACTGGTTATTGTTCAGCGGATTGAGTGATTCAGAAACAAGAATTTCAGAAGCGGAAGATGCAATTATCGAATTGGCTGAAATCATTGGGGGTGGCGAATAATGGTGAAATTGTACGTTCGGAAAATCAAAGCCGGAGAAATGACACTTGAAGAAGTGCCGCTCAGATGGCGTGAAGAAGTGCGTAAGGAACTGGAAGAATAATCACATAGCCATAGGCAAGGCAGGCTATCACGAAGAATATAAATGTTCAGCTTGCGGCGATTCCTTTTACTGGTCACAGGACAGAACCATCCCGAGAAGTTTCAATTATTGTCGGAATTGTGGGCGAAAGGTAATCCGATTCATTGAGAAGGAGAAGGAATAATGACAATCAAAGAGTTTATGTCAGTAACGATATTATTGTGCATTCCTGCCGCAACAATTAACGCAAACGGAACGCTACAACCGATTGATATTGTTATCTTGGTTCTTGGCATTACACTTGGTCTTGCAATTGCCATAAGGAAAGCATTAGGTGGTTAATAAAAGGGAAATGAAGAATGACAGGAAAAGGAAATCGAAAACACTTTGAACATGTCTATGAATATCTGATTCATGTTAATTCACTATTCTGCGGTACGTATGATGCACAGAATGCACCCGATGGTTACATGTACGGAATTATGAACGTAATGGAACATATTGCATATAACGCAGGCAAACATGACGAGTTTATTGAAATGTTCACTCAGAATATGCAAGAGTCGGAATCTAAGTGATTAAATGAAGGTTTAAGTCGGAAAACTTAACTAAAAAATCAGCCGAAAATTTTAGTTAGAATTATCACTGGCAACGTAACTAAAGCAGACTTAAGTTAGATGCAATTCAATTTACTCATCAAGAGGTTCAATTTACTCATTTTGCTGTTTTATGACTAAATTGATTTGATGCTATACTGTTATTGAGGTGGCGGAAAAGGTAAACGCTTAAGTGTGGCTTCTTAAAGATTGGTTGGGCGTGATTGTAGGTAACCCGTAAAATAATAACCTTGAGTTAGGCTCATTCCAAGCCAATGGAAGATGTACGCAGACATAAGTCCTGATGGAGTATCCATTGCAGTTGAAAGACGGAAAAAGTCAGGCAGTAAAACTCCAATCATACAAGGTGCAAATCCTTGTCCTCAATTCAAATCACGGTGGCGAAAAAGGTAACCGCTAGAAAGGGCATTCGAGGAACTCAGGCACGGTTCGATCCCGTGGTGCCACTGGTTCTCTGAGTACATGTCAGGTGCAAATCCTGACCCGTGATAGCGGGGATTCCTATGAGCAAATGTTTCCTACCCAGTGTCATGTATGTGGTGCGTTAGTTTCTCGAAAGCATACTAAAGACAGGCCAATATGGAAGATGTGCGGTAACGGTTCACCTTAAACCGATAAATTAAGCTGACCCACCTAAGATGTGGGAACAGTCACTTCCATCGTTACGGCGGTGGATGCACGTAATGTACCAAGCGTACATGCGTTTCTAATCCCATGCAGTAAGCTATCTTCACAGAAACGCAGAGACATGGGGTTTGTTAGATCGAAAGATTAGGGGAAGGCTGCCCGGTATGGGCGGCTTTCTTCGTTTGTGGCAGGGAAACCTGCTTTTTTTATGGAAAGGAGATCACTATGGCATGGAAAACACCTGGAACGTTTGTCAAAACTTATACCGGCAAGGCCGTTGACTTCGATCAGGCATATGGAGTCCAGTGCGTGGACGGATTC